GTTGTAAGTATCGTTCGACGGTATGCACTTATTGCCCGCAACGGTTATGGTATCGGTCGTGATATCGGAAACCTCAAACAATGCGCCCTCGCAGGTAGCGGGCGGTTCGCCGCCGCCGACGGGGTAAATTTTATTGACGACCTCGGCGCGGCTGAAACGTCGCGCCATGCCCCCGCTGTTTATCGAATATTCAAACCGCACCCCGTTATCTGACCCGCGCGTTTTAAGGTCGATGCTTTCCGGGCTTGTCGATTCATCAATCTCGATTTCTAAATCGGCCTTTTCCGCGATCCGCTGCAACGCCTCCAATACTGTTGTTGTGGATAATTCAACGGATTCGATAATTGTTGTATCGCTTTCGGCATTGCCCCCGCTTTTAATTTGAAACGCCGACGACCCCATCAATTCGGCAACAATTGTTTTGACCGGGATATTGCGATATGGATGCCACCCCGTAACCCTTCCGGTATCGGGATGGGTCAGGGTGAATATTTCCCTCGCCATGTCAGACCATATACGCGCCCCCTCGCATTTGAGGGTATGCCGCCCATCGGTTCTCGCCTGTTCAACAGAGGTCAGGCGATATGTTCGTTTGTCGGTCGAGTCGGCGGGGTTGATCAATTGTATAAACGTGTTTTCTGCCGTAACCAGGGTGAATTTGTCGGCCTCAAACAATACCGCCCGCAATGTATCTTCGACGTTGAGGGTTTCCGATATTTCCCAGACGGCATCGGGCATTGCCGCGACAACCGCCGACGACGAATTTAAAATGTACAGGTCATAACGTGCCATTTTTATACATACCGTTTTTTGTAGTTAATTAAAATTGAGCTTGCACTCTCGCCCGAGGGAAGATAAAAGCATGTTTTTGGCGGGCGGATTAAAGGCCATCCGTTTGTATCCCAATTCGCTAAATCGTTTGTATGTGCAAGGGCGGAGTCGTCAACATGTGTTGCTGTTCCCTTTTCAAAGTCCAAAACAGCGCGGTCGTTGGCGGCGATGGTTCCCGACCTCACCTTATTAACTGAATAGGGGCGCACCAGTTCGGGCGTTCCCATGTACCGCCTGACGGTATCGTCGTCGAGTTGGAAGGGTATCATGGCAACCTGGTCATATTCACACGCCGGGCGCGATCCCGCCGCCTGGTCGCCCAGGTAAACGGTTCCCGACGCGCCCGTAATACCTGTTGATGTGCTGTTGCTCGATACCGCCCCGCCATCGACGTAAATCTTCATGTTGTCGCCGCCGTAACTAAACGCCAAAGCAATAACATCGTCGCTTGTGTGCGTCGAGGCGGTCGTTGTGTTTAGTGTTACCGCCGCCCCGCCGATGGTTTTTGTGAATACCCAATCGTCGTCAGAATTATCCCACCCGATATATATTTTATTGCTCCCGTCAATATAAAACTCGAACAAAACCTGGTCGGCGGCTGTTATTCCGAACTGCGGGCGCACCCATAAAATAACCGTTCCCTCAGTCGGGTTCTGAATCACCGACGCAAACGACGTTGTAAACGTTGCGGCCTGGGCATACCGCCCGCCGCTTATATCCCCAGGTTGGAATTGGTCGATAGGCGTACCCGCCGTGCTTGCGCCGTTCGCGGTTGACCCGTCGATTTTGGTATACTGTAAATTGTAATCGAAATCGGCATAAAAGCTCATATCGGTAATGTAAAACGACGGGGTCGTCGATGCGCCCTGGATCTCGATCACTGGCGCACTTGGCGCGGTTCCAGCCGTCAATACCTCAAACGATGCACCCGATGCTGTTGGCGTCGCCTCCGTTGTCGAGGTTGCTATTGCAAACGGGGTCAGGCGTATAAGCGGCAACGTGAAATTCGCGATCACCTGCCCCGTCGGGTTTGTGCCAACTGCCGAGGCGGTAAACCCGCCCGTATACACGACAGGAAAATAGCGGTCGGTATAATCGGCGGTTTCCAATCGCAACGGGGTAACGAGGTCGAACCCCGACCCGCGCAACGATATAGCCGATGCTTTAAAGGCGTCAAGGTTTGTGCGTAACGCCGCAACCGTCCCCGCCGCAATCTGACCCGTAATTGTAAACGGCGATGGTCTAAACGCCCCCGTCGATGCAACCGCAACATGGCGCGAGGGGAATACGTCAAACGGTACATCAACGGGCGACATGTTCAGTTGTGGCGCGGAGATGGCAACAACCCCAAAGTCGTGCAGATCTCGCCCGCCGATTTTCAGTGTGAAATTATATCCCGAATCTAAAAATGAGGGTCGTGCCATTGTTCACCCCTGAAATTGCAAAAGGTTGCCCGAGTTTATTGACATCAAAAATTTCATATCATTTTGCACCGCCAACGATTGCCCGAGGATGTTGTTGCGTTCGCTATCCTGGGCGCGTTGGGTTTCCAAAACGGCGAGAATGCTGTTGGCTTGCGTTTCGGTTATTTGTTGGGCAACGGTAAACGCGGTTGACCCCGATGTTGCCGCCGCCTGGGGATCGTCGAATGCTTTTAATTCCTGTTGATTAAAAGCAATGGTTCTCTGTGCCTCGTCAACAATGCGGTCGCGTTCATCCTGGTCAATGACATTATTTTGATAATCCATTATCGCGTTTTGTATATCCCCTTGCGCCGTCGATATTTGCTCTAAAAATACATCCCGCCCTGTAACGGCGGCGGCTATCGTAGTTTTTAGTTTGGGAGTCGTGCTTGGTTCACGACCCACCAACGACTTTATCCCCTTTAGCACTGGCGCAATTGCGCTGATTCCCATGCCTATTGCGCCAAACTGAGCCGCGATTTTCCCAAATCCCGCCGCCATGCCACTTGCTGATTGCCATGCGCTTATCGCCCCTAAACCTTGCCCTACATTGCCGACCGCCCCGCCCACGCGCTGCATACCCAATGCCGACAGCCCGACCTGGATATTGCCCATCGCCGACGCCATCCCTTGTTCAAATGTTTGGGGTATTTTTGAAAATTCATCAGCAATTTCGTGAGACACCAGAGCACCTATATCCTCCATGTCCTCTTCCAATTCATCGGCAGCGGCGTCAATCTCTGCCCATTCTTTCCTTATTACCTCAATTTTTTCCTCGCGAATTCGTTCTATCTCTTCAAGCTCGCCTTCCAAACGTTCCCTTGGAGTTATCTTTGCAATTTCCTGTAGGCGTGTTTTTTCCTTTTCTCTCTCACTCTCTCTCTCTTTCTCTCTCTCTCTTTTCTCTCTCAAATTCGCAATCGACAACGCGATTGCTTTTTTAATAGCCACAGCCATGTCTGCTTGTTGTTTGTCATAGGCTGCTCCAAGTGCTTTGATGTTATCAACGTTCTCCTCCGCCGCCCGCCGCCCCGCTGCTTGTTCCTTAGATATCAATGCCCCCTTAGATGGCGTCGGAACTGAAGAAAGCAAATCAATGGCGGGGAAAATCAATTCTAACCCAGGCAACCCCGCAAACGCATTGCCAAGACCCTTCCCCGACGCCATCGCCGCCGCTTTTTCTTCGACGGTTCCCATTCTCAATAGCAACATGTCAATGCGGTCAATCACCCTCCCGACGGGCGTCGCCAGGGCGTCGCCAATCCTGACGCCCAAGTTTGATAACCTTGACGCCACTACGTCGAGGCGTTCCCCGATTGGTGCAACCTGTTCACCTAATATCTCTGCCCTTTCGGTTGCCTTTACCATGACGGCATTAAAAAATGCCAATCGTTTTTCGGCGTCAGTCGCGCCCTCACCTAACCCCCTGAATGCTTCCTCGGCTTTTATTGTAATGCCCAGGTTGTCGAGGATAAGAGGCGACATGCGACCGATGCCGACAATAAGATCACCGATTGCGCTTGTTGCATCACGCCCAACCGCGCGACCCAACCGCGTCGCCACCTTTGCCATTTCGCCCATTTTATCGGCGGTTACGGGTATGCCTAAAAGTATCGCTTGATTCGCTTGCCTCAACAATTCCAAATCAGTAACCGCGCCGCCAACGCCTCGACGCATTGCCGCCAATATTTTATCGCTATCTTGCCCGATTGATTTGGCTAAACGTTCTGACGACCTTTGCACAACCCTAAATTTATCCGCCATTTTGGTCAGCGCAACCGCCGCGCTGCCCGCCGCCTTAACGGTCTGGAACGACAAATAGGCAACCGCCGCCGCGCCTATTGCCTTCATGGATTTCGACATGCCTTTCGACGATTTGGCAACCGATTTGTCGGCGTCGCTGAATTCTTTTTTGAACTGGTTTGCGCCCTTGACGCCAAAGATAACTTCCAGTTTTTCCCTAAATCCCGCCATTGTTTTCAACCTCGGGTTTAACAAAATACAATGTTAACCGCCTGAACCAATGTGCATTTCTCAAAAGATATACCTTGCCCTCGATTTCGCGCCATACAACCATGTCGCCAGGGAGCAAACTGATTGTTTTGTCCGTTTCCGCGTTTATGACAATAGGGGTTTTTGGAAACGTTGAGCGCGATACGTTTATAACTTCATAATTGGCTTGATTGTTCATTGAGTTTCACCATCGCCGCGCCCAATACAACAACAAACACCCATGACATTTCCCATTTCAATTGCCGGGGCGTGTACCCCGTATTTTTTACGACCAGGGCGACCCATCGGGCGGCGGCATCGCTTTTTTTTTACCTGTCAAATCTTGCCCCAATATTGCGCCGAGCAAGTCGGCAGGGTCGTTGGCGTCGCGATGCGCCGCCATGATTGCTGTTTGTAAATCAAGGGGCATTGTTAAAAATTCATCGGCGGTCAGGGGTTGGTGTTTGTCGTCGTTATATTGATCCTCAAACACCCGACAAAAAAATACATATTTAGCTTGCTGTATATCGGTCAATGCGCTATATGCCCTCGCCCGCCGAAATCGCCAAATATGCCATGTCTTGCCTAATCGCCGCTCCCCTTTGCGTTCCGCGTCCAACCATTCATGGAACGCTAAATCGATTTGTCGTAATTGCCCCTCGCTTTTGCTGTAAATGTAAACTGTTCGACCGTTTGGCAATTCAAATTCGGCATGAGAACGGTCGTAAACAACCGCCGACATTTTTTGCTCCACGCCCGCCGCGCCGCCATCGCCGCCCGTCGTCGGCGTCAATATCAGATCACCCCCTGTTGACGGTTCCACATTTGGCGCAGGTAAAGCTGGCGTTTCCATCATAATCTAACCCCCCGCATTTTTCGCAATGATAGAGGGTTTTTTGCTCTACCCCCGAATCGCCGCCGATATATCCTGTTGATGTTGCGGGCGTTATGTCGAGGCGGGCCCGGGTTGATGCCGCCCAATGGTTAAACCATATACCCCACGCCTCGGATTTGCCCCCGAATGTTTCCAACCCTATAACCTGAAAATCCCAACCGCGCAGATCGTCAACAGATACGCCGCCAACAATAACGACCTGGGCGGCAATGCGCCGCATTTCTAAAACGAGCTGATCACGGTTCTTGATTTGCGCCAGGGTATCAACACAAAACGCGGTCGAGTACTCCTTGACCATGTGCCGTTCCGTTGGTGGAAACGGCAACCGCGCTCCGTCAATGTTGCATTGCCTGACGTATATATCGCCCCTGAAATCCTTTTTTACCTCGTCGGGGAACTTTGAGTCGATGCCGACATATTGCCCCCGAAAGTCGAGGCGTTTCAGCCACCGCCACAAACCGATATAGGGATTCCCGCAACCCACATCCAAAACGGGCGCATATTGGCAAATCGCCATGACGCCCTGGTCTATTGCGACGTGGGCGGCAAATACATGTTTGCGTTGTATCGCGGCATTAATCCGCTTTTTTGGACTTTGCAATATCTGCACGTAGTTTTTTAGCTCCCGCTAAAAATCCGGTGATTTTGTCGGCGTCGTCGGCGTCAAAAACATAACTACCGATTTGCACTCTGCCATCGTCAAGGGCGAGTAATACCAGGCCTGTTGCGGTAATATCTTGATCCATGTTTCACCTCGATTTTAGAAGCGGGGCGAGGGTTCATCGGAGGGCTTGATGCGCGTTTATGATTGACCCCCACCCCGCCATTCTTAACTGTATGAATCGGTTACTGTTCCGAGCAGCTCGGTACTGGCTGTATCGCCTATCGCGGTAAAGTCAAAGGTGATTGTCTGGTTAGAATCACCCCCCATAGCTTTGGGTATTGTGTATGTCCCGTCACCTGTTGGAAGGGCTTTCGGTATGCTAATAACTCGGCTGATAGCAGCCGACCCTGCTGTGCCTGAGTTTGGCGCGTATGTCTTGACGATTAACGCAATTGCCCCGCCGCCGTCGTCGTCAATGGTCAATACCAAACCAGAATAGGCGTCGGTATCCCATGCATATTGCAAATGTTTTAACAATATTTCCCGCCCAGTAAATGAAACGGTTAATTCCTTCGCTATCATTGTGTGTTTAATCCGGGTCAACGCACCGCGAACAAATGCATATTCGCGAGGAACCCCAATTGTGACATCGCTCTCAATATATCCCGCCGTTGTTCCCGCGAGGGTCACAACGGTTATATTAGTCGGGCTAAACCCCAATTCCACATTCTCGGGTGAACCCGCGGCTGAAGCGGCCATATTATTCCCCTTTTAGTCGATTGTCGGTGTAAAGTCAATTTGTATTTCGCATGTTGTCGCCGCTGCGCCCCGCATGACGTTGTTGACGACCCCGCCGTCAGTTTGTGTTGCGGCATTTGTAACTTTTACGCTGCCGCTGATTGCACCCTCTAAATCAGCCGTCACATCTGAAAACTGTTTAGTGGATATATTCTGTTGTCTGATGTTCCGTTCTATCCTGACGGCAATGCGTTTCGCCAACTGCTTGACGGTTTTTAATACCGCCTCGCCGCCTGTTGTTGTCAATATCAATGCGACATACGTCGCGGTCAAATGTTTTGACAATGGGTTGATTTCTTGCCCCGAATGTGTGACCTCGATGGCAACGGCGGGCAGTTCATAGTCTGAATAATCCGCCGAATTATCACGCGTTTCTGCTTCCCATGTTTGGATCTCGATAGCACCGCTTGAACCCAATACGCTGTCGGTTTGCAATGCCTCGCTGATATGTTCGGCGATGACGTTGTATGTGTCCCAGTTAGAAAATGCCGACATGGTTACCTCGTCAAATAAAGGCGCAACATCCCGACCAATTCGTCGGCGTCGGCCTGAACAAAGAACAAAAACGGGCGGCGTTTATGTTGTGCCGCTGCATAGTTTACGCCCTGAACGCCCAACCGCGCCATGTATCTGTCCATACGCACAACCAATGCCGCCCGCGCCCGCATGGTTCCGGTATCTTGCATGATGGCGTCGCCCTGGCGCACCCGTGCGCCCGAGGGTCGTTTGCGCCCCTTGACCAACCCCGAACCGCGCACCTTTGAAACGCCGCCCCAGGCGGGAACCGTTACGCCATCGGTTTTGCGTGTATACTGTGGGGCAAAATATTTCCATAATACGCCGCGAAATCTTCCCCCCAGGCGCAACGCCTCAAACGTGTTATCGGTTTGAACGCGCATATATTGGGCGAACCGCCGAAACGTCGGTTGCAGGGCGTCGGGTTTGTTGCCTATCTTTTCCAACGCCCGCCTGACGCCCTCGTCGCGGACAACAATTTGTTGCGTCACTGCCATTATCCGCGCACCAATGAGACATAAGCGGGGCTGAGTCGTGTACCTAACCCATCGCGGGCATCGGGATAAAATACAAATGGCGTCGCCCCGGCGATGCCATCGCGCCCGACCTGCAACAATTCTTTAGCCCGCTGTTCGGCGGCAATAGAGGCATCGGCCAATGGGTCGTCGCGCATTATTTGGTATGCAATAGATACCGCAAAAAACCGCGCGGCCTCGCGCAACAGGCGGGGCGTTCCAAACCGAATCGGGGTATTGTCCATGAAGTCTGCCATTGCCCCCGTCGCGGTCGTTGATTCGATGCCAGGGTTGAAGTTGGTGACATACCTAAACGTTACCGTCGGCGATGAAAATGAATCGACCTTATACCATGCGTTATGTCCCTCGATTTGGAAAAACTCGCCCGCTTCGGGGTTGCCCGATCCGCCATCAATGCCCATTGTCAAATCGGAGGCGTCAACCTCGACGTTGACCAAATACCCCGACGGGGCATTTGTGCCAACATGCGGAAACGGGGCAACGCCTGGGTATACTGCGTTGACCCAATCGCGGGCGGGCAATCGCAATTTTGTGTTGCGTTGCGCCGACGATGCGATCAGGGAACCCGTCAGGGTTGGTAATAGGTCGGTAATGTCGCCGTCGCTGCAATAATATGTTGTCGCCATTTATTCGGCCTTTTTTGGTCGCCCGCGCCGTTTCGGTTTTTTCTCGGCGGGCGCGTCGGCTTTTTGCATTGTGTCGGGGTCGAAGTCTGCGACGTTAATCACGACAACGCCGTCGCCGTCTTTGATTTTTACCGTGTCAATTTGTGGCATGTATACCTCGAGTCAAAAGCAACAACGGGGCGGGCGTTGTGCCATAACGCCCGCCCAATTGTTTAGCCGAGAATTTTGGCGGCAAGTTCAGCGCGTAATGTTTTCACGCCATACAATACGTCAAATTCCCATTTGTCCTGCTTGTGCTGCCGGGAAACTTCAAGACGAATTACCAAACCCGAAAGAGGGTCAACAATAGATTGCGTCGTGCCCATACCAGATTCAAACGGGGCGGTTGCCAATGCAAACGCGCCGCGTTGGAAAGAAAGGTTTGCGGCATGGTCGGCAACGAAAGTGATAACGGCGTTGTCAGCCCATGCAACTTTCGAGGTTGGAGCAAATGCCATTGCGGCAATCGCGTTACCCGATGCGGTTTGCCCTGCCGTCACAACATACTGTTGCGTGTCGCCCGCGACGGTGAAAATATCGCCCTTGACAACGGTTCCCGACAGGCTCGAGGCGTCAATGTCAACAGTTGATTCGCCAACCGTGTAGGATGCGTCGTTGACCAATGCCGCTTTGGCCGACCCGTTCGACAGGGTTCCACCTGTAAAGTCGGGGACGCCCTGGTTGAGATGCCACAACGCGCCAAGTTTGCGCCCGATTTCGCCCTCGACGATAACGGATTGGTCGCCGCTTTGTGAAAGGTCCTGGAATGCCGACAAATTGACGGCGTTGGCTTCAGCGTCGGAGTTGAGAACAACCGAACGGTCAGCCATTGGTGCTTTTTCGCGGTTCAGATGTTTACGTGCGCCCGTTGTCCACGCAACAGAGGTTGTCGCAAATGGAGTTGTCGCGGCGGTTCCGCCCGCGTTATATACGTCGGTATGCAGCCCCAAAAGGTCGTCGTCAACCTGCTCGATCACCGCGTTGAGACTTGCGGCGGCAGCGGGCGGGTAAAACTGTTGGTCTTTTAGCACCTGGGTTTGCTGTTGGTCGTCCATGTGGAAATCCGAGGCGTACCATTTATCCAGGGTGATGGCAACGGTCGTCGCCGTCACGTCGGTATCCGATGGCGGTGTTGGCGCAGGTGTTACCGCCGCCGCTGTTTTGGTTGGGGGCAATTCGATATCTACCGTTTTGCCCTTTCTGCCAGGGACAAGCGAATATTCGGTTGTCACCAATCGCGCCATGTGTGTGCGTCGGCGCAGAACCTCAACGGATCGCGCCAACAGTTGCGTCATTACTGCGGGAATCGTATTGGCCATTGCTATTTTACCTCATAAAAATAAGAGTTGTGTGTTATGCCTGACCCTCGACGACAACCTTGCCCGCCGCAATATCGGCGGCATATTGCCCGATTAAAAGAGGGTCATTTGCGATTACGCGAACCC